CAGGAGTCTTTAAACCTATTAGGACATTCTTTAGAGTACTTTTTTAAAAAGCATAAGCCGAATGAGTTTAATGAAAAAGATCAAAAGCTATGGAGTGATTTTATAAACACAGATAACAGCGAGTCTATAAGTGCAGAAGAACAAAAGTTAATTACAAGACTTCTAAAAGATGTTTTAAACATGAGTGTTAAACCATGTTCAAACTGTAATAGTAAAGTATGGCTTAAATATATTAAAATGATAAATACCATCTATGAGCAAAATAAAGAATAAAAAGCAAACAACTTTACAAAGAATTAAAGTTTTAGAAAAAATGGTATCATTATTGTACTTAAAAGAAAAACAAAGAGAATTACAAACCAATAAACCAAAAGAAAATGAAAACGATTAACAAAATCAATAGTTTTTTGTTATATTATTGAAAAAAACAATAAAAAACAATTTTATGCCATTTGAAAAAGGTAAAAGTGGGAATGATAATGGTAGACCGAAAGGGTCTAGTAATAAGAACACCTCTAGGGTTAGAAATGCTTATACAAAACTATTAGAAGATAATTTAGAACAGCTTAAAACAGATTTTAAAGATTTAGATCCTAAAGATAGAATTAAGTTGTTTTTAGATATGTCTAAGTATATTATACCACAACTTAAAGCTACTGAACTAGATTTAGGAGATAAAACGCTAGAAAAGTTTAATAAACCTTTAGCAGAATTTTTTGGAATTGAAACTAAATGATAAATTCAAACCATTAGTAACCAGCAAATGTAGATATTTTATATTGACAGGTGGTCGTGGTAGTTCTAAATCATTTTCAGCATCTTCTGTACTGACTGGATTAACATACGAAAGAGGTCATAGAATATTATTTACACGTTACACCTTAACATCTGCTCACTTATCTATTATACCAGAATTTACAGAAAAGATAGATTTATTTGAGTTGAATAATCATTTTAATATCACCAATAAAGACATTACTAATAAACTAACAGGTAATGAAATATTGTTTAGAGGTATTAAAACATCTTCTGGTAATCAAACAGCGAATTTAAAATCACTTCAAGGGATAACCACATGGGTGAATGATGAGTCTGAAGAATTAGTTGACGAGGATACTTTTGATACTATTGATTTTTCTATTAGACAGAAAGGAAAACACAACAGAATTATACTTATATTAAACCCTACTACTAAGGAACATTGGATATATAAAAGGTTCTTTGAACAAAACGGAGTTAAAGAGGGATTTAATGGCGAAAAAAATGATGTATGTTATATTCATACAACCTACAAAGATAACCTTCAAAATCTATCTGAATCATTCTTACAACAGATAGAAAGAATAAAGCAAAAAAACCCACAAAAATACAAGCACAAAATACTTGGTGGCTGGCTAGATAAAGCGGAGGGTGTTGTATTTAATAATTGGAGTTTTGGAGATTTTAACCCTGATGGACTTCAAACGTCATGCGGTATGGATTTCGGCTTTAGCGTTGACCCTGATACATTAACAGAGGTAGCAATAGATAAAAAGAAAAAGAAAATATATCTTAAAGAGCTCATTTATAAAAACGGCATTAAGACAGATGACCTGGCCAAAATGATACTAGATAGGGTTGAAAGAAAATTAGTTATAGCGGATAGTGCAGAGCCTAGACTTATAGCAGATTTAAAACATAGAGGAGTAAACATACAGGCTGTTAAAAAAGGAACAATAGAAAGTGGTATAACTATAATGCTAGGTTATGAAATAATAGTAGAGCCTAATAGTTTTAATATAGCAAAGGAATTAAACAATTATGTTTATGCTGACAAGGGATCTAAACTGTATGTTGATGATTTTAACCATGCAATTGACGGTAGTAGGTACAATATAATATATCATTTAGACAATCCAAATAGAGGTAATTACGACCTCAGATAATAAATTAACAAAAAACGTTTTTTTTTGTTATATAGTTATGAATGTAAAGATAACTATACCCACTACATTAAGTGATATTAAATTATCACAATATCAGAAGTTTATAAAAACAACCAAAGACAGCAAAGATGATAACTTTATAGCTCGTCAGATGGTAGGTATATTTTGTAATGTTACGGATGAAGTTGTAGGTTTAATTAAAGCCAATGACTTTGATAACATAGTAAACGATATATCCAAAGTATTAGAACAAAAACCTGTATTTATTGATAGGTTTAAATTAGATGGTGTTAAGTATGGGTTTATACCAAACTTAGAAGATATAACAGTAGATGAGAAAGCAGATTTAGATAACTTCTTTAAGGGCGTTGAAAACATGGACAAAGCAATGGGTGTTATGTACAGGCCTATTGTATCAGAAAACAAACAAGGTTATCTTATAGAAGATTACAAAGCAAACAGCAAGTCTTTAGATGTATCATTAGACATTGTTTTTGGTGCTAATGTTTTTTTTTCGACTTTAATGAAAGACTTACTGAATTATATCCAGAACTCTATAAGAACGCAGGCGGTTCACAATCAGAATCTATATCCAATTTTAGCCAAAAATGGGGGTGGTATAACAGCTTTTATGAATTATCTGGAGGAGATATTTTCAGATTTGGAGATGTTGGTAAACTTAGATTACATGAAGCGTTAATGTTCTTATCGTTTCAAACAGATAAAAATAAATTAGAGGCAGAACTAATTAGAAAAAAATGAGTTATAACTTATTAATGCAAACCTTAAAAGAAACTTTTGAAAGTATTTCATTAGTTAGTACAGTTACAACAGGCAACGAAACAGAAGTGGATATATATAAAAAGAACTTATTTCCTTTGGTCCATATTGATGTTGTTGATTACTTACAAGCTACTATTAATAACACATCTATGGTAACATATAACGTTGTAATTACTTCTCTTGATATAAGAGATGTAAATAAAGAGGAGGATAGAGATAAGTTCTGGAGTAACGATAACAGGCATGACAACTGGAATACAACCGCATACATATTGAGAACAGGAGAACTTAAAATGATTAAAGAGATATACGGTGATAATATAAGTTTATTATCTACTGGTAATTCTGAAAGGCTTGAAGTTGTAAGAGAAAATAGATTAGATGGATGGACTCAAACATGGACTATAAGTGTGCCTGATATTTATGTAAAGGCTTGCGATGAAGATTAACCCAGAAAATACAGAAAAGGCTTTAAATGATTTTCTTGAAAACGTAATAAGAAAGTCTAAGGATAATTTAAGCAAGAAAGGTATAAATGCATCAAAGAGCCTGTATAATAGTTTTAAAAGTGATTTAAAGGTATATAATAATAGTTTTGAAGCAAGTATATCTGCTGAAGACTATATGCCTTTTATTGATAGAGGTGTTAAAGGTGTTAAGGGCGGTAATTCTCTTAGTGGTTTTAGATACACGAATAAAAAACCTCCTGTAAGATTTTTACAGACATGGTTAAAACAAAAAAGCGGTAAGTTTAGACAACGAGATCAAAAGAGAATTGCTTTTGCAATACAGAATAAAATATTTAATTATGGTATAGAGCCAACTAGGTTTTTTACAAATCCTTTTGAAGATGAGTTTAATAAATTACCTGACGAATTAGCAAAAGCCTATGGTTTAGATGTAGAACAATTTATGAAATTTTTAATAGATGCCGATATATAGCACACTTACAATAGAATTTTTAGTTGACTTTGACGAAGGTTACGAGTTAAAAATGGGAACGCTAGAAAACGAAGTATTAACAACGTATTCTTTTGATTGGGTAACAACTAGATCAGGAGCTTTTGAGGTTACGACAGGAACACCAACAGGAAACGTAGGAGAAACCACAGCAACTAATTTTGAGTCAGCATATGATTTAGACTTTCCAACAAATTTTGTTACAACACGAACCGTTAACAGCTTACTCATAGAATCAGAAACAGAGGGTTTGGATTTTTCAAGATTTGCCATATTAGATAATAACGGTAATTTTTTAACAAAAGGCACAGACTACAATGTAATCTATAATAACTATGTTGCACCTGTTGACTATTCAAATATAGAATTTGCTTTGGTTAAGTCACCTCATTATGTAAACATTCCTTTTATATCAGACACAACGACTAAAACAACTGTTAATTTATATGTTTGGAATGGTGCTTTGTCTTCTGTTCCAACAACAGCGACTAACACTTTAACAATACCTAGACCGACAACTGATTTTGCAGAGTTTAATGTTGACTTATCAGAACTTATAGCACAAAGATTAAATTCTATTCCTGTAATAGATTTAACATCAGATGTGCAAGTTGTAGATAGTACTGATAATTCTGTTAAATGGGTGCAATACACGGCATCATATACCGATGCAAATGAAAGTATAGCAGACATAGAAGGAACGTTTTTAGGTGTTGATGGTTATGGATATTACAGTGAGGGTGTTAACCCTACAAAACCAAGTAATAATATACTAACTAATTGTTTTAATAGAAAGGTAGACAGAAACGGATTTATAATACTTCCTTTTGTGAATAACGGAACTATACTAACAATTGATGTTTTATCTGAAACAGGCGAAATAAATCAGACAATGACAATAACACCTTCAGATAATAGTACTGATATGGTGCAATACATTGAAGTTGATTTAACAGCGTCAACAACAGACGAATATATAACTATAACTACAAACCCAGCGTCAGACGTTGTTACATACGAGATAATAGACGAGTGTAGATACAGTCCTATACAGGTTATATTTAAAAACAAGTACGGTTTTTATGAGAATCTAACACTATTTAAAAAATCAAATAATTCTATTAACGTATCAAGTGATAAGTTTATTAATAACTATGTTGCTTCAGGAGTTTACGATACAACAAAACACCAACACCAAAAAATAAACATAACAGGAACGGAAAAGATAACTTCTAATAGTGGATATATTAAAGAAACAGAGAACACTTTATATCAGGAAATGCTATTATCTGAAACTGTTTTCTTTTATGAGAATGACGCTTTAGTGCCTGTTAATGTTTCAACAAGTTCTTTAGAGTACAAAACAAGAGTTAATGATAAGTTAGTTAATTACACTATTGAGTTTGATTATGCATATAACTTAATACAGAATGTTTAATGATTACAGAAGTATTTATAGAGGGTAATAAGTTAGAATTATTTGATGATGAAACTATCAGCATAACTCAAGGTGTTCAAGATGTAAAAGATATATCTAAATTGTTTGCTGATTTTTCACAATCTTTCAGTGTTCCAGCGTCAAAAACTAATAACCTTATATTTAAAAACTATTACAATCAAGATATAGATAATGGTTTTGATGCACGGACTAGAAAAGACGCTATAATAAACATAAATACAATACCTTTTAAAACTGGTAAGATACAGCTTAACAGTGTTGAAATAAAAGAAAATAAACCAGCGTCTTATAATATCACTTTTTATGGTGACGTTATAAAGGTTAAAGATTTAATAGGTGATGATAAATTAAACACCTTAGACTGGCTTAATAATTTTAATCACGATTACACACCAAGTAATATAAAAGATGCGTTAATACAGGGTTTAGATTTTACAGTAGATAGTGTATTATATGAAAAGGCTGTTATATATCCTCTAATATCATATAGGCGGCAATACTTTTATAATTCAGATCCTTCAAACACAACAGCAACAGAAACTCTTGTTAATATAGCTTACAATGCTGGTAGAACTGACGCTATTAGATTTAACGAATTAAAGCCAGCAATAAAACTATATCTTATTGTAGATGCTATTGAGCAAAAATACGGCATTAACTTTGTTGGAGGGTTTTTTGAGTCTGATAATTTCAAACAGATATACGTAAACTTAAACAAAGAAACTAAAATACTTTCACAGGGATTTTTAGAGTTTGAAAATATAGATATAAACCTTCCTATTATTGATGGTATTGCTATTAGTAGTGTTTTAGATTATACAGTTACTATTACTCCAAACTCAGGATTCACAACAGTTCCTTACAAAATAAAATTTAAAAGAAATGATACTTTAATTTATGAAAGTCCTTTTTTTACAGAAACTAATGTTTTTAATGCGGTTTTTTCAGCACCAGTAGGAGTCACAAATATAAAAGCTGAAATAATAACACAAAGTGATTTTGAGTTTACAGCAAACACTGTTGGAAATCATGAATACATAAGCCCAGCCGGAATACCACAATCGAATAACCTGTTTAATAATACATATACAAATCAAGTAATAGATATAAACACTATTATAACAGACCAACTAAAAGACATTAAAACCTATGACTTTTTAACAGGACTATTTAAAACGTTCAATCTTACGGTAAGTCCTTTGAATGGTGATATACTTGTAGAAGATTTACAGACATGGTACACTAATGGAAATATAATAGATGTAACACCGTACATAGACACTAAGAAGAAAACCGTTGATAAAGGTGTTATATATAACAAGTTAGATTTTAAGTTTGAGGAAAGCGACCAAATAATAGCAGATGAGTTTAACCAGTCTAATAATAGGGTTTACGGTAACGACGATTTAACGCTTTATACAGACGCAACAGAAACAGAAAAGTTAGATGGTGAAACGCTGGAAATAGAAAGTATTTTTGAAAACCCTATACATGAAAGGTTATTAGATACTAATACAGGGGATTACACTACTATACAATATTGTCCTTATTTCAACAGGTCTGTTCAAAGTATAAGCGGACAGCCTTTTATGTTTTACTCAAAACCAGTAAGCGTATCATCAAATCCTATTGGTTATGTAGATGCAACAACATATAGTCAAATAAATACGACTGTAATGATGCCTAGCCACTCAAAAGACATAGATTTTGATAGTTTTACTTTAAATTTTTCTGCTGAGATAAACGAATATACAAGAGAAGTTGGGTTTAATAATATATATAGTACTTATTATCAAAATTATGTTAGTGATATCTTTAGTGTCAAAAGACGTAATTATAAATTTGAAGGTATTTTACCTTTAAGTATTTTAAATAGTTTAAAGCTAAATGATAGGCTTATTATAAGAAACACTAGATATATCATTAATAAAATAACATCTAATCTAACAAAGAGAAAAGATACCTTAGAATTGATAAATGACATATACAACGCTCCATTAGCAAGCGATGTATTAAATACTTCTTTATTTACGCCTAGTTTTTTAAGGTTTGGTAGTTCTGCTAATACAGGTTCTACGCAATATGTAGGTATAGAAAATGCTAATGTTAAGAAAAAAGATACAGGATACGATACAGCATGGGTAACAATAAATTCTTTTGGAACAGGTAAAACAAGTACTTTATCATTTAGTATAGATGCTAATAATACAGGTGTTGATAGAACAGTTATTTTAGAGGTTTTAGATGGTATAAATAATCCAAAATTTTTAATAATACAAGAATCAGGAGCAATAAAAGCAGATACAACATTAATAACAGCAGATACAAATTTAATAACAGCAGACAATGGCTAAACAAAC